CAGCCATAGTTTTTTATACTGTATGTTATTACGTACTGTATTGGTACATAGACAAGTATATATATGAAAATTAAAGTATTGACAGTAAAACAACCCTGGGCGTCGTTAATAGTCCATGGTATAAAAGATATTGAGAACCGGACATGGAGAACGAATTTCCGTGGACGGGTGCTAATACATTCCAGTGGTTCATATGGAAAGAAATTCAAAGTGAATTTGACTGATGAACAAGCAAAGGAAGCATTTACTACAATTGCTAAAGAGTGTATGTTTGGTTGTTTACCATTTGGTTCTATCATCGGTAGTGTAGAGATAGTAGACTGCGTACTGAATCATCCATCTGTATGGGCAGAGAAAGGCGTTTATCACTGGGTACTCGCTAATCCTATTCTCTTTGAGAAACCCATCGTGGACGTGAAAGGTAAGTTAGGATTATGGAATTATGAGTGGGAGGAAACGATATGCTTATAGATTGCGGTAAATGTTCATCAAAGATAGGCTGTGTACATCTTGCCAGTCGAGATTTCTCTAATTGTTGGCAATACAGAGAAGTTATAAAAGAGAAAAAGGAAAAGATTGCTATCGAAGCAATGAAAGCTATGTTATCTAATCCTTCATTAGTTATAGGGAAAAAGAATGATACACCAAGTTCAATAGCAAGAATTTCAGTAATGATTGCCGATGAAATGATGAATCTATTGAAATAATGCTAGAAAATAAAAGCGGCCGGCGTACCACCGCCGACCACTCTCATAAGCACAAAGCTTATAGCTATTAGGAACAGCAAATATATAAAATCTTTGTGCTTATGGCAAGTAAAGCAGTAAATAATTACATAACAAAACGTTACGAACGCTGGCTTGATTACTCTTTGTATCATTGTGGGCTTGCCGGCATTCCTGATGAAGCGACAGATGTCTTGAATGAGGTTATTTGTTCGCTCCTTCAAAAGAAAAACAGGTTGCTGGACAAACTACTTGAAACAAAAAAAAATGGCTATACAGAGCTTGATTTCTTTGTTTTGAAGATGATAAAGCTAAACGCATCCTCTCCTACTTCACAGTATAGGAGTAGATACAAGCCCCTGCCTGTGGATGGTAATGTAGATTATTCAAGGCTGGATATTGAAGATATCCCGGATGAATCAGAAGATAGAAATACTGAAATACTAAATAAACTGCATTTAGTAAGAGATACATTTGAAAGCCTTGATTTAGGTCCAGTAGCAGCTCGTGTTTTTGAGTTTCATTTCTTCCAAGACGGTAATTTTTCCGACTGGGAAGGTCCGGAAACATTGAAACAACTATATGAAATTTATAACGGAGTGCAGGAACTTATTAGAAAGAAAATTAATGGAAGTTCATTGTTCTAATTTGCAATATTATTACTTTTGGTAAAAAAATAACAAAGACATGGCTACAGAAGAAAATATGATTCCAATAGAACCTTATCTTAAGGACTTTAAACAATATCTTGATGCTAATTCAAGATGTATATTATCAGCAAAATTCGGCGATGGGAAAAGCTACTTCATTAATAGCTTTATAAAAGAATATTCAGATGAATATCTGTTCATTCCAATATATCCTGTAAATTATCAGGTAATGGACAATAAAGATATCTTTGAACTAATAAAAAGAGATATATTGATTAGGCTACTATCGAATAAAGATATCAACATTAATGAAATAGAGTTAAGTAATGCATCGTTAATTTATTCTTATTTTATGAATAAATCAGAAGACGCAATTTTAGATGTTATAGACTTGATACCCAAAATCAACGTTTACGGAGTGGATATAAGTATAAGTAGTGTTATCAAAAAAATAAAAAACATAAAAGACAAGTTTGATAAATATAAAGAACAATTTAAGTCAGTTGATAAGACATCAGAATTATATATCACCAAATTTGATTCACTGAAAGGATCAATATATGAATTTGATAGTATTTCTCAATTGATACACGATATAATATGCGAATATAGAAAGCTAAATCCTACTAAAAAAGTTGTTTTGATTATAGAAGATCTTGACAGAATAGATCCTGCTCATATTTTTAGAATACTCAATGTTTTCTCTGCTCATTTCGATAGATATGGGGTTGATAAAACATGCGGTGATAACAAATTCTGCTTAGATAAAATAGTCACTGTCTGCGATATTAATAATATCAAGAAGATATATGCCCATGTTTATG